ATGTTGAGCCTGAAGACGATATAGACTATTTTACAGATCCTCAAGGTGCAGTAAATCGTGCAATTGAGAATCATCCTAAGATACGTGAAGCAGAGCAGTACACAGCAGACTATAAGAAACAATCTGCTTTGGCTACTCTAAACAACAAACATCCAGACATGCAGCAAATCCTTGGTGATCCTAAGTTTGCTGAATGGATTAAAGCTTCCAAGATTAGGACTCAGTTATTTGTAGCGGCTGACCAACAGTACGACGCTGAATCTGCTGACGAATTGTTTACACTCTGGAAAGAACGTAAAACAGTAGCACAGCAGACTGCCAAAGTTGAAAAACAGGCACGTAAGCAGACACTCAGGGCAGCTAATACAGGTAATGCACGAGGCAGTGCTGAAGGGACACGTAAGAAAGTATATCGCAGGGCCGACATTATTAAACTAATGAGAACTGACCCCGAGCGTTACCAATCTTTGTCAGAAGAGATACTGACAGCATACGCAGAGGGTCGTGTAAAATAATCTAGGAGATTATCATGGCTACTGTACCATATCCCGGCGCCACCGGAATTACCGGCAAAACTGAAGCAGGAACTTTCATCCCAGAAATCTGGAGCGATGAGATCATTGCTGCTTACCAGAAGAACCTCAAGATGGTTCCTCTTGTAAAGAAGCTTGGCATGACAGGCAAGAAGGGCGACAAGCTCCACATCCCTAAGCCTACTCGTGCTGACGCAAGTGTTAAGGCTGAGAACGCTGCTGTTAACATTATTGCTAACACAGAGAGCGAAATCCAAGTAGACGTTAACCGTCACTTTGAATACTCACGTCTGATCGAAGACATTGTTGAAGTACAAGCACTTAACAGCCTCCGTCAGTTCTACACTGAAGATGCTGGTTACGCACTTGCTACTAAGATCGACACTGACCTTCACGCTGTTGCTACTGGCTTCGGTGACGGAACAATGACTCTGTCTCCAACTGCTACTAGCTACCAGAACAGTGCTGCTTTCTTCAACAACAACGGCACTACTGCTGCGTTTACTGGACAAGCACTCCCAGCTAACACTGAGTTCAGTGACGGATTCTTCCGTGACATGATCCAGAAGCTTGATGACAACAACGTACCTATGGAAGATCGTTGCCTTGTTATTCCTCCTTCTGCTCGTAACTCAATCATGGGTATCGACCGCTACGTGTCTTCTGACTTCGTATCTGGTCAAGGCGTTCAGTCTGGCCTCATCGGTAACCTCTACGGTGTAGACGTATACGTGTCTAACAACTGTGCAACTATTGCTTCAGGCAAGCGTGCTGCTTTGTTGTTCCACCGTGACGCTGTTGTCCTTGCAGAGCAAATGTCTGTACGTTCACAGACTCAGTACAAGCAGGAGTACCTCTCAACTCTGTACACTGCTGACTGCCTCTACGGTGTCCAAGCATACCGTCCAGAAGCTGGTTTCATTCTGGCTGTCCCAGCCTAAGAAACTTTCGGGGGTCTTTATGGCCCCCTTCTTCTTTTTTGATTTAGCTAGGCAAGAGGAAACTTAGCCATGAGCAATTACACAAAGACTACTGACTTTGAAGCCAAGGATTCCTTGCCGTCTGGTGACTCAGGTAAGATTATCCGTGGCTCAGAGTTTGAAACAGAATTCGACAATATCGCAACAGCGATTGCCTCTAAGTCAGACGCAAACAACCCCACATTCACAGGCACCGTTACTATTGACGGGCTTACTGTTAACGGCAATACAGTTCTGGGCAACGCCGCTACAGACACTGTAACCGTTACGGCAGACATTGCCTCTAACCTTCTTCCTTCTGCTGACGACACCTACAACTTGGGTGCATCCGGCGCAGAGTGGAATGACTTGCACGTAGACGGTGTTGCTTACATTGACACTATCAACGGCTTTGCCGCTACAGGAAATGTAGATTTTGGCGATAGTAATATTGCGCGATTTGGAGCAGGTAATGACTTGCAAATTTACCATGATGGTTCAAATAGCTATATAGAAGATGCAGGAGCGGGAAGTCTCTTTATACGCGGAACCAGCCTAATTTTAGAAGACGCTGGCGGCAATGATTACATTGCAATGACCGATACAGGTACAGGCGGCACTGTAGAAATAAAACATAACGCGGCAACTAAACTAGCCACAACCTCCACAGGCGTCGACGTAACCGGCACAGCCACGATGGATGGGCTTACTGTTGATGTATCAGGCATAACGCAACTAGGTAATCTTGTAAGAATAGGTAACAACTCTGCCATTGCGGATTTGACGCTAAACTCTTCTGATTCTTCTGTGGGAACTATTAATTTCGCTGATGCTTCAGACTCTAATGTTGGTCGTATTCAATACAATCACGTTGATAACACGATGATTTTGAGAGCCGCTGACGCAACAAGAGTCACAGTTAGCTCCATAGGCATCGACGTAACTGGCACAG